ACGTCACACTGTCTAGCGCTACAGCTACGGTGTTCTATGGCTAAGAAAACCCCCTCTCTAGCGGTCGGTCGTGGCGAAAAGCTACCCGTCTCTAAGGGGGCTGGTTTGACCGCCGAAGGTCGCCAAAAATATAATGCTGCAACCGGATCAAACTTAAAGGCTCCACAGCCTGAAGGTGGGCCACGCAAAAAGTCGTTTTGTGCAAGGATGTCGGGTATGCCCGGGCCAATGAAGGACGAAAAAGGCCGTCCAACGCGCAAAGCAGCAAGCCTCAAAAGATGGAAGTGTTGAGATGACCCCGATGGAAATGATGCTTTGGAACGTAGTTCTAACTGTCTTTGTGGCAGGGATTGGGTACATCATGAATGAAAAATTTAAATCGCTCAACGATGTCACTAAGTTACTCAATCGCACCCGAGAAGAGTTTTCGCGTGACCACGTAACCCGCTCTGAAATGCGGCAAGATATGCAATCTATCTTAGACCGATTTGATAAGTTAGAACGCAAACTTGATCGAGTTTTAGAGGTTGATAAAAATGCCCGCGACTAGCGCTAAACAAAAGAAGTTTATGGATGCTGCTGCTAATAACCCAGCGTTTGCAAAGAAGGTCGGTGTTCCAACCAAAGTTGCCAAAGAGTTCTCAAAAGAGAGCAAAGGTATGAAATTTAAACAGGGTGGCGAAATGAAAGAATCGAAAGCAATGATGAAGAAAGAAGTGGACTTCATGAAGAAAAAAGGCGCACCAAAGGCCATGATTAAGCATGAGATGGCTGAAGCTAAGATGGCTCGTGGTGGCGGTATTGAAGTTCGTGGAAAGACTAAGGGCAAGATGCTTGCTCGTGGTGGTGGCATTGAGATTCGCGGAAAGACCAAGGGCAAGATGCTCGCTCGTGGCGGCAAAACCTGCTAAGGAATTATGATGATTGAACCCCCTACCTCTTCTGATACAGATGCAGACGTAGCGTTTTTACCTAAACTTTTACGTGGTAAGCGTAGAGTTAAGGGTATGAAAACACCCGGCATGGGCGCAATGATGGGATCTCCTCGTCGTAGTGCTTTACCATCTATGGGCAAAGTTACCCCAATGGATTATGCTAAGGGTGGATCGGTATCCCAACGCGCAGATGGCTGTGCAATTCGCGGCAAGACTAAAGGAAAGATATTATGAAGAAGAAGTTTCAATCCGGTGGTTTAACTCAGGCTGATCGTGATGCAGGCCTAACAGAAGCTGATATTGCCTTGGGGCTTCGTGCAGGCCGTCATTCAAGCATTACCGATGAAGATCGCGCTCGTGCCATAATGAATGCCAGCCGTGATGGCGAAAGCATTGTAGATAAGTATCGTGACTACAATAAGAACCCAGAAGCAGAAGCTATTCCAGTTGATATGGGTGATCGCCGCGCACCTCGTGCTGCTCCTCGTGCCGCTCCTAGACCAGCCCCTCGCGCTGAAGCTGCTCCCGTAGCTCGTGAGCCGATGCCAAATGAGATCCCCAGAGGATATACACCGGCAGAGCCTCGTAGAACACCTCCACCAAGAGGCAGCTATGATCGTCCCGGCCCAGTCGGTGACTTAATGGAACTTATCCGTGGTCGCATGAACAGGCCATCTCCCTATCGTCGTGGCGTGCGTACAGAGGCTGATGATATTCCCGGCGCTAAGCGTGGTGGGTCGGTCAATAAGATGGTTAAGAAAGCATCGTCTGCATCCAAACGTGCGGATGGCATTGCAACGAAAGGAAAAACAAAAGGACGGATGGTATGAAGAATTATCAAAGCGGCGGCGCAACCCCAGAAATGACTCCCGCAGAATTGGCTGCATTTCGCCTCAATAAAGGTAAAAGCACCATTGATCTTCTTAAAGAAGACAAGGAAAAAACCATCCGTAAAAAGATGCAATCAATGCCTCCACCGGCTCCAGCACCTGTCGGTGAAACTCCTCCCGGCGTTAGTATGTCAGAAGAGTCAAAAAAGATGATGGAAGACACAAACGCTGGTTACGATTACACCAAAAAACGTCCGCTCAAAGCAGGCGGTTCTGTCAAGAAGATGGCAGCAGGAGGCATGGCTTCTAAGCGTGCTGATGGTTGTGCTGTTCGTGGTAAGACAAAAGGCATGATGCGATGAGAGCCTCGCGTGGGATGGGCGACATATTGCCGTCAAAGATGCCGAAAGGTAAGGTCAAAGCTCGTCGTGACGACACTGACTTTACACAGTATGCAGAGGGCGGTAAAGTTGGTCTTTATGCAAACATTCATGCTAAGCGTAAGCGTGGTGGAAAGATGCGTAAACCCGGACAAAAGGGCGCTCCCTCTGCGCAAGACTTTATTAATGCAGCTAAGACGGCGAAGAAGAAATGACCACATCCGGCACCACAGCGTTTAATCTAGACTTCTCTGAGATTGCTGAAGAGGCGTTTGAGCGTGCCGGTCGTGAGTTACGCACAGGCTATGACTTACGCACAGCGCGTCGTTCTTTTAACTTGATGACTATTGAGTTCCAGAACCGTGGCCTGAATATGTGGACGTTTGACGAGGGTACGATTAACCTCGTGCAAGGACAGTCTACGTATGATCTTCCGGCAGATACGATTGATCTGTTAGAGCAAGTTATTCGAACCGGTGCTGGCAATGCCGCTACACAAGCAGACTTAACGATTTCACGTATCAGCGTATCCACATACGCCACAATTCCAAACAAGCTTGCCCAAGGACGCCCTATACAAGTATGGGTGCAACGTCTTAGGGAAAACCCGAAGATTACTGTATGGCCTGTACCTAATCAGGGTACTGAACTGAATCCATATTACATCTTTAAATATTATCGTATGCGTCGCATTCAGGACGCTGGCGATGGCGCTAATACTCAAGACATCGTGTTCCGTTTCTTGCCTGTCATTACGGCGGGTTTGGCATACTACATTGCGATGAAGTATCCGGAGTCAACAGATCGCTTGCCGATACTGAAGGCGGCTTACGAGGAGCAGTTTGATTTAGCGGCGCAAGAGGATAGGGAGAAAGCTCCTGTCCGTTTTGTTCCTAGAATGGGAAATATTGGTCGCAATGGGTAATCGTTTTGCCTCTGGAAAAATTGCAATTGCGGAGTGCGACATCTGCGGGTTCCGGTATAAACTACGGGAATTGAAAGAGTTAATTGTTAAGACGCGCAATACGAATATCAAGGCTTGTCCAGAGTGTTGGAATCCGGATCAGCCACAGTTGCAGCTAGGAATGTATCCTATAGATGATCCACAGGCGTTACGTAATCCACGCCCGGACTTTACAGGATACCCGCAAAGCCGAGGGCAAGTTGTTCAACCGCTTGCGCTCACAGTTACTACATTTGTAGGCCGTGTAACAGTACAGACAACGTAAGGAGCCAGAAATGGACAAGAAGCAAGTTAAGAAAATCGCTGATACAGAAGTTAAAGCACACGAGAAGAAGATGCACGGTACCAAAGGTTTTGCCAAAGGCGGCAAGACTAATGCTCAGATGAAAGAACTTGGTCGTGGTTTGGCTAAGGTCGCGAATCAAAAGGTATCTTCGTTCAAGTACAAATCTAGCCGAGGTGCATAATGGCTAAGTACAGCAACAAGATGATGGGAAAAGAAGTCGGTCAGGCTTCTGTTTATGCGGAGCCACATACTATGACTGGTAAGAAGATCGACTCTAAGGCAGCAATGGATGCGGTGTCTGGTGGCATGAATCCAAATCTGCGTTCAGCTAAAGATGTTAATCCATCAACAGAGGCAATGCGCGTGAGCATCGGTAGCAAGGATACGGCAACTAAGACGTCCGGAATCCAGACTCGCGGCAATGGTGCTGCAACAAAGGGTATAACGGCGCGTGGGCCAATGGCGTAACGTATGAACTATACGGAATTGAAGGCTAACATTCAGGACATTGTAGAGAACTCCTTTACAGAGGACGAGCTTGCCATGTTCACGCAACAGGCTGAGCAGAAGATTTTTAACACTGTTCAGTTACCTTCGTTGCGCCGAAACTCTACAGCCACGCTTACGGCAAGTAACAAGTACTTATCGACTCCCGGCGATTTCCTGTCTGTTTTTTCGTTGGCGGTTATCGACGCCACTGGGCGCTATGAATATCTGCTTAACAAGGATGTTAACTTTATTCGTCAGGCGTACCCAAATCCAACAACCACTGGACTGCCAAGGTACTACGCAATTTTTGGCCCGACAACCACAAATGCTATACCTCCCGCAGAGACAAACGATCTTAGTATCATACTTGGCCCAACTCCCAATTCAAATTACGCCGTGGAATTGCATTACTTCTTCTACCCAGAGTCAATTGTGACTTCTGGCACAACGTGGCTCGGTGATAACTTTGATTCTGCGTTGCTAAACGGTGCGCTTATTGAAGCTCTGCGATTCATTAAGGGCGAAGGCGACATGATTGCCATGTACGACAAAATGTATCTACAGGCCATTATGCTGCTCAAGCAACTTGGTGATGGCAAGCTGCGTCAAGATGCTTATCGTAGTGGTCAGGTGCGGGATCGGGTGAGCTAAGATGATTAACTCTGCAATCTGTAACTCGTTTAAGCAAGGTCTACTTCAAGGTAGGTTTGACTTTAGCAACACAACGACTCAAGTATTTAAGATAGCTCTTTATACGTCATCGGCTACACTTGGCGCTCAAACGACGGTTTACTCGACAACGAACGAGGTTGTTGGTAGCGGCTATACGGCAGGCGGAGAAACACTTACAATTTCTGTAAATCCTACTCTGTCGAATGGTGTGGCTTACATTAACTTTGCAAACGTCACATGGCCTGTTACAACCATTACGGCTCGTGGCGCTTTGATATACAAGGCTGATGGAGTCACTAATCCTGCCATTGCTACATTAGATTTTGGTCAAGATACCACTACGAGTAGCGGCTCTTTCGAAGTAGAGTTTCCACTTTCAACCGCACAGACTGCTATTGTGCGGTCAGTTTAAAGGACTATTAAAATGATGAACGACAAGGCAATAACTAGCGATGTAGTGGGAGCCTCGATGGTTGCTAACAATGGTGTCTCATCTGGTGCGTCAGGCGGCGGAGAGTACCACGTTCAGTGTTTCGACAAAGACGGCAATCTGAAGTGGGAAGAGCAAGGCAAAAACCTTGTGGTCAACGTCGGCCTTAAAGACATGAACGACAAGTACTTTGCTGGCAGTTCTTATACCGCCGCATGGTTTGTTGGCTTGATTGTTGGCCCCGGTGCGTCAAATACATATATCGCTGGTGACACGCTCCCAACTCATGCTGGATGGACTGAGTTTGTTAACTACTCTGGTTCACGTAAAGCAGCGGTGTTCGGCGTTGCTACAACGGCTGACCCATCGGTTATTTCCAACAGTGCATCCCCTGCTTCTTTTACTATCTCTGGTGCGGGTGGCGTTGTAGCTGGTGCGTTTTTGACTTCTGTTAGCAGCGGAACGTCCGGTGTGTTATTTTCCGAAGCAAACTTTCAGTCTCCCGGTGATCGTACCGTTGTAAGTGGTGACGTCTTAAATGTTACGTACACTTTCAGCCTCAACGCAGCGTAACGGAGAAACTCTTTGTGCTTGGGTTCTCCCCCATATCGGCAGCACCGTTTGCCTCTGCGGGCGCAGGGGCTGTTTTTAACAGCGATGTTGAAGAGGCCGCGCTTGTTTCGGATGTTGCAGAAAGCGTAGTTGCATTTACTACGGCATACGCAGACGCCATTACGGGCGCAGACTCCACAAGCGTGGTTGAATCGACGTTTAGCGCGGTTGCTCAAGACTCAGGCTTAGTGGATGGTGAGACTAGCAGCCTTGTTATTTTTGACTCCAACTCTGCTGAATCTGTAGAAGCCGCTGACGAGTTTATAGCACAAGCTATTTTTCAAGCGTCTATACAAGAAGCTGTTGAAGCCTCTGACCTAGCTCAAGCTATTGGTACTTTTGTAGCCGCCGTAAATGAAAGCGTAACCGTCGAAGACGTAGCCAACGCTGCGGTTGTGTTTATTACGCAAGTTGCAGAAAGCGCAGAGGTGATGGATGCGTTGTCTTTGCAAACATTCTTTAATACAAATATTAGCGAGTCTGGTTCTATTGTTGATGCCGCCGCTGTTTCCACTACCTTTCAGGCATTTTTGTCAGATGCCGCGAGTATTGCAAGCTCTGCCCTAGTTGCTCCATCTATATTTAATGCTGCGGTCAGCGAAGAGGTTAGTGCTGTTGCGCAGTTCTTGGTTAGAGCAGGTTTTGTTGCTAATATACAGGAAGGCGCGGTAGCGGCAGATCAGTTGCTTGCCCGATTTTTATGGGAGTTGATTAATGACTCACAGGCTGTAAGTTGGGGTACGATCAATAGTTCACAAGCTACTTCTTGGGGGTCTGTTAATACGGCGCAGACAGTTACTTGGAACACAGTTGACGCATCGCAAAACACAACTTGGGGCATTATTGACGATAGCTCTGGCACAACGTGGAACGACATCCCTACCCAACCTTAAGAGAATCTTATGGCATTAGTTCTAAAAGACCGAGTTAAAGTTCTAGCCACAACGACTGGT